GTCGTGCCGAGGCGCGGCCGGGGCCCCGCCCCCCCCGCGGTCCGCCCCCCCCCCCCCCCGGGCCCCGCCCCCCCGCCCCCCCGCCGACCGGATGGAGCAGGAACGGGACCGCCAGCTGGCTGAGGTGCGGGCCATGGCCACCCGCAACGGGCGGCCCACCCTGACCAGGGCCGAGGCCGACCTCGCCCGCCAGTTCCGAAGCGCGATCTACGCGAAGAACCCGGCGCCCATCGAGGTCTACAGCGAGCAGTTCCCCGACGAGTGGCCCGACGACGTGCCCGAGCCCGTCCATGGCCGCTCCGGGCGGGTGCGGGTCCACACCCGGGACCTGCTCACGACCACGGCCACCCAGGCGTTGTCGACCGATGTCTACGGCCGCATCGTCCAGCACCTCGTGGAGACCTCGGCCCTGATGCGGGCCGGCGCCACCGTCGTGACCACCGAGACCGGCGAGAACCTGGTCGTCCCCAGGTCGACGGGGTTTGTGACCTCGGCGATCACGGCCGAGGGCGCGCCCATCACCGAGAGCGATCCCACCCTGAGCACGGTGACTCTGGGCGCGTTCAAGTACAGCAACTTCTTCGAGGTGTCCTCGGAGCTGGTGAACGACACCCCCGTTAACCTGCTCGACTTCCTCGCCCGCCAGGCCGCCCTGTCGCTGGGCCGGGCACGACCGGCTACGGCAACCACTTGATCAACGGCACCGGCTCCGGCGAGCCCCGCGGGCTGCTGCTGGACGCCGCCACCGGGGTGACCGGCCCAGCCGGCACCGCAGGCGGCCTCGGCACCCAGGGCACCGCCAACCAAGGAACCGACGCCCTCTGGAACCTGGTCGGCTCCGTCGCCGAGCCGTACGCTGAGGCCGCCTCGGCCGCCTTCCTCATGCGCAACGCGACCAACGTCGGCATTCGCAAGCTCCGCGACACCAGCGGCCAGCCCGTCAACGGCCTCACCGACCGCCGGAGCCTCCTCGGCTATCCGGTGTTCACCGATCCCTTCATGCCGGCCGCCGCGAACGCCGCCGAGTACATCGCTTTCGGCGCCTTCGATCGCTACTTCATCAGGATCGTCAACGGCATCCGCTTCGAGCGCAGCGACGAGCTCCGGTTCCAGAACGACTTGGTCGCCTTCCGCTGCATCGTCCGCCTGGACGGCGCCCTCATCGACCTCGGCGCGGTGCGGACCTTCGTCGGAACCACCTAGGCCGATGGGCTGGCGGTGGCCATGGCAGCGCCATGACCGGGCGCTGTTCCAGATCGGCGACCTCCCGGTGTCGACCACCTATGCGGCGGTGCCGGTCAACCCGAGCACGGCCATGCAGCACAGCGCCGTGTGGGCCTCGGTCAACCTCATCGCCGGCAGCATCAGCACCCTTCCCCTCGCCGCCTACCGACGCGGGGAGCGGGGTCCGCTGCCCGACCTCCCGCCGCTGCTGCGAGCGCCCTCGGCCGGCTGGTCCCTCCCGGACTTCCTGTACGCCACCCTGCAATCGCTCCTGGTCCGGGGGAACGCCTACGGCCTGATCGTCGACCGGGCCGGCGCCGGCTTGCTCCCCGCTCAGGTGGAGCTGCTCGCGCCTGAGCGGGTCGGCGTGACCGTCCCGAACGGCGCCGTCGAGTACCGGGTGGATGGCCAGCTGGTGGACCCGGCCTCCGTCTGGCACGTCCGGGCGTTCACCGCCCCCGGCCAAGTCCTCGGCCTCTCACCCATCGCCCACGCCCGCCAGGCCATCGGGCTAGGGCTGGGCGCCGAGCGGTACGCGGCCCGGTTCTTCGGCGAGAGCGCCATTCCCTCCGGCGTGCTCACCAGCGACCAGGACATCAAGCAGGAGCGGGCCGACCAGCTCAAAGCCCGGTGGCGGGAGGCGCACACCGCCCACCGCGACATCGCCGTGCTCGGCAGCGGCGCCCGCTTCCAGCCGGTCACGATCCCGCCCGAGCAGGCCCAATTCCTGGAGACCACCCGCGCGAATGTGGCCACCATCGCCCGCTACTTCAACATCGCGCCGGAGCTGATCGGCGGCGAGTCCGGCGGGAGCCTCACCTACGCCAACGTCGAACAGCGGGCACTCGACTTCCTCACCTTCGGCCTCCGCCCCTGGCTGGTCCGCTTGGAGGTCGCGCTGTCGGCGCTGCTGTCGTCGACTACCACAGTGAAGTTCAACGCCGCCGCGCTCGTGCGCACTGACCTGCTCACCCGCTACCAAGCGCACGAGAGCGCCATCCGGGCCGGCTGGAAGCTCCGGAGCGAGGTCCGGGAGCTGGAAGACCTCCCACCGGTCGCCGGCATCGACCAGGAAGGACCGGCGGTCGCATGATCCACACCCGCACCCAGGTAACCACCCTCGCCCTCCGGGACGGGGGGGACGGCCGGACCCTGGTTGGCGCCCTCCTTCCCTGGGGCGTCCCCGCCCGGGTCGTCGACCAGGGCCGGCTAGTTACCGAAGTGTTCGAGCGCGGCGCCCTGCAGGGCACCGAACCCGGCCGGGTGCCCCTCACCGCCACCCATCCAAGAGACGCCGGCACCCTCCCGATCGGGCGCACCCTCACCATCGAGGACCGTTCCGATGCCGCCTGGGGCGAGTGGCTGGTGTCGGACACCCTGCTCGGCAACGAGGTCCTGGCCCTGGCCCGCGACGGCGTGCCGTTGGGCTTGAGTGTTGGTTTCGCCGAAGTGCCCGGTGGTAGTCGCTGGTCGGCTGACCGCCAGCGCGTGACCAGGATCAGAGCGGCCCTAGACCACGTGGCCGTGGTGCGCGTGCCGGCCTACCAAGGTGCCGGGGTGGTGGGCGTTCGTCGGCGCGACGCGCCCGCCACCCCGGTACTCCTCACCCTACTCGGCCGCCGTGGCTAGGGGCAGCAAGCTCGGCGGCATGAAGAACGCCGGCGCCTACCCCGGCTCGGGTAGCCGGGGCGAGCAGCGGTGCCTGTCCTGCAAGCGCCGCATCGCCTGGGGCGAACGGTGCGAGACCTGCAAGCGAGAGCTGGCCGCCCGCCGCCGCCGCAAGCCGAGATGACCAAGAGTCTGATCCGGGCCTGCCTCGACTGTGGCCGCCATGTTCGAGGCAAGCCCAGGTGTGCCGACTGCAAGCGTGACCGTGATCGGGCCAAGCATGTACGCCGACCCGACATGCGCACTCACGAGGAGACCGAACGCCGCCGCCGCCTGGTCGCCGACCACCGCGCCACCGTGGGTGACTGGTGCCCCGGCCTCGACCAGCACCCTGCCCATCCCTCGGCCGACCTGGTGGCGGACCACGTTGTGGAGGTGGCAGCCGAGGTCCGGAGGCTGGCCTGTTGCGGGTGCTGTGCCGTAAGGAGAACGGCCGACGATCGGCCCGAGTTCTGACCAGAGTGCTCGGCCCCGACCCCTCGCCAGCCGAACCCGCGATTACACACCTCGACGACGGCCCGGTGGTTGCATGAGGTGGCTACTCCGGGAGTTGCGCCGAGAGGTTGCTCAGATACTTCCTGGCCCGCTCCTGCAGGTCCTCGGCGCCCTGCGCCTTGGCCATCTCAAAGGCCAGCAGCATGCTCAGGTTGAGCAGCCCAACGATAGCCATATCCGCTGTAGGCCCATCCGGGTCCTTCAAGACGCGATAGATGTGCTCGGTGGCGGACTCCCTGTCCCACTCCAACCACACGGTCAGGAACTCGATAGCGACCCTCGTGCTGGCAGTAATCCGGTTCGTATCGCTCATGGCGGCAGGATTAATCAGTGAAGGCCGGCCCGAAACCCGACGTAGATGGGTCCCCGCTGCCCCTGCGCGGCAGCAGGCGCCGGGAGTTGGCGGTGGCGCGGTTCTCCTCTGACTTCGTGCGGGTGCCGCGCGGGCATGGCGTCCGCAAGCCGTTGCGGTTGCGGCCCTGGCAGCGATCCCTGATCGCCGCGACCTGGGATGCCCGGCCTCGGCCGCGGCTGGCCGGGTGGATGCTGCCTCGTGGGCAGGGCAAGTCCAGCCTGACCGCCGTGCTGGCCCTCTATGAGCTGGTGGCCGGGGCCGAGGGCGCCCAGGTCGTCGTCGTCGCTACCGATGAGCGCCAGGCCGGCATCGTGCATCGGGTCGCCTCCCGGATGGTGGAGCTCCACCCGGAGCTGGAGGCCCGCGTCCAGCAGTACGCCGACGCCCTCACCGTCCCGGTTCGCGGGTCCAGCCTTCAAGTCCTCCCGGCGGTGCCCAAGCGGCTGGAGGGGCTGGACTACACCCTCGCCATCGTCGACGAAGCCGGCCGCGTCGACACCGAGGTGTACGAGGTCGTCACCCTGGCCACCGGCAAGCAGCAATCCTCCGTCGTGCTGGCCATCGGGACGCCCGGCCCGGAGCTGGAGCAGACCGTCCTCGGACGCCTGCGCACCTATGCGCTCGACCACCCGCAGGACCCGCTGGTGGTGTGGCGGGAGCACTCCGCCGCCGGGTTCGAGGACCACCCGGTCGACTGCCGCCACTGCTGGGAGCTGGCCAACCCGGCCGGTGGTGATTTCCTCGCCTGGGACGGCCTGCAGGCGTGCCTGCCGCCGAAGATGCGGGAGGCGTCGTTCCGGCGGGCCCGGTTGTGCCAGCTCACCGACCAGCTCGAGGAGGCATGGTTACCGCCGGGCGCTTGGGCCGCCTGCGCCGACCCAACCGTTCACATTGTTGACGGTTCCGAGGTCGTCTTGGCCTTCGACGGCTCGTTCAATGGCGACACGACCGTCCTCGTGGTGGCCACCGTCGACCAGCGCCCCCACGTCGACCTGGTTGAGCTGTGGGAGCCGGACGGCCGGCAGGTCCCGGTGGTCGACGTCGAGGCCGCTATCCGGGCGGCGTGCCGGCGCTGGCGGGTCCTGGAGATCGCCGCCGACCCGTTCAGGTGGGCGAGGAGCCTGCAGCTGCTCGACGGCGAGGGCCTCCCCGTCGTGGAGTACCCGCAAAGCCCAGGGCGGATGGCACCCGCGACCGCGAGGTTCTACGAGGCCGTCGTCAACGGGGCCCTCAGCCACTCAGGGGATAGCCGGCTAGCTCGGCACGTCGGCAACGCGGTCTTGCGGGAGGACGCCCGAGGCGCCCGGCTGGCCAAGGAGCGCCGCGACTCGCCCCGGCGCATTGACGCAGCGGTGGCCGCCGTCATGGCCCACGACCGGGCCGCCGCCTTGGCTGGCGCCGTCCGGGACAGCATCTATATCTGAGAACGCTACGACCCCGGGGAGAGAGGGCTCCCCGGGGCCGCAACCCGGACCAGGCTGGGTTTGGGTCAGCCGGTCTCCGGGCCGATGGTCACCCTCGGGGAATGCGGGGGTAGCAGCACACCCGACCACCGACTTACTGAGGAACGCAAGCAGCGCAATCGGCGTTACGATCAAACCAAGCGGACGTCCCGGTCGGGGGACCGGCCGGCCGAGGCATTCGCGCCTTGACGTAAACGGCCCCGGGGTCCTCCCAGCCGGGGCCGTTCGTTTGCGCGTAGCAATGGAAAGAGCGCTTGCAGGCCGTCAGCTGTTACATGGCTGGGAGCCTCGGCTCGGTTTCACCGACGCCTTATGTCAGGCGGGGGGCAACAGGCTCCCCCCGCCTGACCCTTGGCCCCCCTCTCTGGCTACGCACAAGCACGGCTACCTGGTTGCCTCACCGACCAGATCTGGCGCGTGGCCGCCTACGAATTAGAGCGGGCGGCTCCGCCGGGGGGGCCAAACGGAAACCGCCCGCACTAGTGAACCGGCTACCCGATGAAGCGCTTCGGCAACTGCAGCCGTTACATCTGGTCGGGTCGTCGCTCGCGCTTGGCGAGGCGCTCCTCGGCCTCCAGCAGCCGATGCACCACCAGCAGCTTGCGCATCAGATCATCGAGGGCCTGGCTGGCGGTCCGCCAGTCGGGATCGCTGACCGCCCGAGCAAGGAGCGCGTGGGTCGAGCTGGGTCTGGTCAGGGTGCGGCCCGGCGCCGACGGCCGCCCCGGCGGCGTGGTCGTCGTCTGGCTGCGTTGCCTGTAGCCGGTCGAGTCGACCTCATCGGCAAGACCGCCCCGGGTTACGGACAGAACTTCTGGCTGCCTGCTTAGCCGGGCTGCTTCACCGCCCGACCCGGGCGGCCGGTAGTCCTGGTCACATCGGGCACGGCGGTCGGCGCTGACCCAGCAGCCCGACGGCGAAGGCGACGGCCACGAACACGACCAGGGCGCCGACGATGGCGACAACGGCCAGGGCAACGGTCCGGATGCTGTCGGCCAGCGGCACCTGTTCCGAGGTAAGGGTCTCACTGCGAGTCCTGGCGGAGCAAGGCTACCTGCGGCGCAGGCATCGACAGCTGAGCGGGCTGCTGGGCCTTCGATCCAGCCCGGTCTCCGGGGCCGGTGGGGCATCCCGGGGGTGCGCAGGGTAGGTCGCACCCGGCTACCGACCTACCGACGAACGCCGATGATGCTGCCGGCGTTACATGCCAACAGGCGAACGCCCCCGGCCGTGGTAGCGACCGAGGGCGTTCGCCCCCTATGGCACCTCTTCCCGCCAGAAGAAGCGCTTACGGGCTGTCAGCCGTTACGTCGATGGACGGCTGCGCGCTAGGTAGGTCGAACGTGGAGACCAGCTGGTAGGCCGCATCCCAGCCACGCTCGATACCGAGTTCGCGCTTGACGTGCCCCCACTCGTCGTCGGTCACCCCGAGCATGTTCACAGCCTTCCACGCCATCGTGGTCGCCCGGTCGAGCTGCCGCAGCGCTTCGGTGATAGCCGGACCTTGGATTTCGAGCACCGCGATGGCGGTGTTCACCTCGGTCAGGAC